AGATAAATCCAAACATTTTTCGTTTGAGTTAGATGGAAGTATTGATGGAGATTATAGCTCTCGTTATGGTAGTGGCAGTAGTAATAATGGCAAGAACTTTGCCTATGCTATGTATCGTGAAGAAATGAAAGCAGTTGGATTAAATCCTGATTGCAACATTGAAGCTGATTTACAAGCTGAAAGTAAAAGTTCAGATCAAAGATACTCACGAACTACTAACCCCTATCTATCTCAATGTAGAAATGATAATCAACATTGGCTAAAAGGTGGTCAAGGTGGTACTAATCATTTTCAATCGTGGAAAGATAAACACGCATTGCATATAATTGGTACTGGTTGTCGTTCAAGAGCAATACCTTGTTCTGACTTGGAGTTTCAAAAGTTTGAAATGATGATTCAAGCCAAAGCAGATGTTGTTAATAAACATACTCAATGGATAAAAACTGTTGTAGCTAGAGTTAATAGATTTAAAGAAGTAATTAAATCTATGACTAAATTCTCGCAGGTAGAAAACTTTGCTAACCACGAGAAGATACAATGGAAGATTGATCCAAGCATACTAGCTGATAAGTTTGGTATGGACTTGGTTATATCTATTGATGACGCAGCCGATTCAATTATGAATATTGGCGCACCAAAACCTACAAGAGAAGAGAAGATACTTGCTTGGAAAAAAGCACAAGGTATCAGTCTTGCCTCTTAATATTAATCTTGGGTTAGGCGAGTAATCGCCTAGCCTTTCTTTAGGTGTATATTATTTGGTATCAAAGTTGATAAAAATATAACCCGAACTTCGGTTTTAAAAATGGGTCTAATCTTCGGAGTATTTTTAGATGATACTTGTTGCAACAATAGTATGCACCTTAAGAAAGGCAGAATAATATGACAGTTGAATATGGACTACTTATGTTCTTATATAACATGATTGCAATATTTATAGGTGCAGTTATAGTTTATAAAGTTATTAATGTAATACAACAAAAAGAAAAGGAAGAGAAAGAAAATGAAAATAGGAAACACCCATATAATTAAATTTACTAAACAAGATATAAAACAAGTATATCTACAATCACACAAGTGGGATACTTGGGCAGAAATAAGACTAAAAAGTGGCAGTAATATTAGATGTCATAGTACAGAATTAGATATGATAGTAAGAGATAAATATAAATCTTATGTTGCTTATTGTACACACACTCACTATTGGGTATCTAATAATAATGGTAATGATATAGGTGTATGATATATACTAACCCCCCTGCAACGACAGGATACTATACCATAAAATAGGAAAAAAATCAACAAGACACATTGACGCAACCATACAAATAAGGTATATTAATATTATGAATATGATAAAAGAAACAAAAGAAAAAACATCAGAAGAAAAATTAGCTATTGCTAAAATACAAGTGATGATGGAAGACGCATTTGGTATATTAAGTAATAGTGAGTCTAGTCCTGCATTACAAGATAGAGCAAAGCATTGGTTTGATACTGCTGATTGTGCTATGTGGTGTGACATGGCAGGAACTAATCAAGAGTATATAAAAAAATTATTTGATAACTTGCAATACAATTACAATAGTGGTAAGATAACTAAAAACCAATTAAGATTTGGAATAAGAAGATTGGATAAAAAAATATGAACATATTTCATTTACACAAAGACCCAAAGATATGTGCTGAATATCATTGTGATAAGCATGTAGTAAAAATGATATTAGAAACTGCACAGATGTTATCAACTGCATATCAAAAACATTGTGGCGAAGATACTAACTTATATAAACCTGCATATCCCAAACACCCTATG